AATTTATTTGAATCCCAAGTTGGTGCAAATGTTTCAGTCAATCCAGTGATTGTTGCTCTAAATTGTGCAGTCCTTTCTTTTGTTATAGAATAGAATTTCAATGCAACAAAATCATATTCATCATATGAAACTTGCTTAGAATCTTTTTTAGTACCATCTGCATCAGGTATGTATGTACTAATTTCATTTAATGCATCGGTATAGTTTCCACTACCTTTTGTCTTTCCATTCTCATTGGTTATATTTGTAGTAAGGCCTAATTTATTTTCTAAAGAAGTTTTATCAAAATTTGGTTTATTATATTTTGTATATTTATTTAATCTCCTCGCTTCTATAATTGCCTTTTCCGGAAATCTTCCATCACCTTTAATACTATTAAATCTAGTTGATAAATCGTTTCTATTTTGAATTTCCGTAGAATTAATTGCCTTTGTATGAGAATATGTTTCACCAGGTACACTATTTGATTGGTTTGAATAGGAATCAAATAAATAATAGTTATCCAACGGTAATTTCATACCGTGATAATTCCAACTAGCATAAATTCTATGTGCATCACCTTGGTTTTTTGCTAAATTTATTTGACCAGCCTGTCCGCTTCCTAATAATAAGTTTTTTAATAAAGATTTACCAGCTTCTGCAGCTGCGCCAGGAATACTATTTCCCAATTGATTAACAGTACCACCACTACCAAACCCCTTTGCTATAAGTTTTCCAAAAGCAGTACCTCCACCTTTTTTTTGAATTTCAGCAAGTTTGTCCATTGTTTGAAATACACCAACCCGTCTGCTATTAAATTCAGATTTATTTAAATATATTTTAGTTGGTGTTATATTTTGAGGAACACCTAAAAAGGATTTAACATTTGATATTGTATTTCTAACTGAATTTACCAAACCTCCTATTAATCCAGTACCACCTGTGAATGTTACCGGTCCAATACCTTTCCAAACTTTTGCACTTTTCATTTGCTCCACATCATCACTTTGTTGTAATGTGAATCTTGCTATTTTAGTACCATATATAATTGGTGAGGATAATTTGCTTATTACTCTTAATCCAGTTATTTCTTGTTCAACTAAAGTTTCCTTACCTGTTGTTGATATTTTTCTTCTTAATGCCGTTGCTGCTTTAAAAGGTAATCCCAATAAACCAACAGCTGATGTTAATTCATTCTCTTTACTATTACGGACAGCATATTGTTCTTCTGCAGTCTTACCACTACTTAATTTTTTACTTCTAAATAATTCTTCTATTGTTGGCATGTTATATTATTATCCTTGTCCTAATGTAAAGTTGTTTCTAGTACTTTTATTAACATTACTTGCTACATTTGCCGTAACCTTTGAACCATCCATATATACATCAGTAGATTTACTTGCCATATCTTTTCTCATTTGCTTCATTTCATTTACTAAAATATTAATTGCTTGTCCAGCAGCAAATCCACCCATAGGTAATGCTGCGGCTCTTCCTAATTTTGAAGCATCATCCAATTTAGATGTTATACCAGGTGCCATAACAACATCATCGTTTTTAGTTCCTTTATATATACCACCTTCTGCGGTTGTTACGGTTGGTCCTTGTCCAGCAGGCATTTTTAAATCCCCCACATTCTTTGCTTTTGTCATCATAGATATAAACCCAGCGGTTGCTGCAATCGCCAATGGAATACCCATACCAAACGGAATACTCATAAAAGAGCTATATATACCAGCTATTGCTTTTCCTATCATTGGCGCCAAACCACCAGCATTTGCAATTGCTACTGCATTTGCTGATATAGCCGATGCTGCCATTTGATAAGCGAACATAGTAACTAATGGTATTAAAATGTACATATTACTAACTACTGCATTAATAAGTTCTGCTATAAATGATATTGGTTTCATAACCGCACTCAATATAGTAGCTAATGTAGAGAATAATGGCGTTAATGCACCACCTACTGTTGCAACTATACCTTTAAAAGTGTTTTCCATATCAGTTAGTTGTCCAGTTATTTTTTGCCCCTCAATAAATTCATCAGTCTTTTGCTTCAATTGTTCATCATTTACATTTGTCAAATCCAATCCTGCTTTAACAGCTTCTTCTGCATTTTTCTTATCTTCACCACTTAAATGCGCAAGCTTTTCTTTCATTGTCAATTGCTTATTGATATCTTCAATACTCATACCAGCTGCCTTTGCCAATGCTTTTTGTGCAAATATGTCTTGGTTTTTAAATCCAATTCCCTGATTTAATTGATTTAGGATTTCTTCTTGTGCTTCTACCGTCTTACCAGCATATGCCAACCCTCTAGCCGTAGATAAATTGAATTGGCCACCAACGAATGTTGCTGCTAATAATTCATCTTCAATACCACTTTCAAAATCTAATAAAGCTTCTGCTGTTTTTGCAACTTTAGTTAATGTTGTACCTAACTGATGTGCTTGTATTACTTGATTTTTAAGTGCAGTAACATCTCCTTTAAAAAATGTAGAAGTTGCTTCAGCGTTTTCTGCAATATCTTCCAATACCTCTTTTGGAGATACTTTACCTTGCTGAGCTAGTGATGCTATTTGTTGTTGTAAACTTGCTGCGGTTTCTCCACTATATCCTGCTACTTGCTCAAATACACCCTGTACTTTAGCTGCGGTTTCTGATGTTACTCCAGTTCTAGCTTGTATCCCACCCAATGCTGCGTATGTTGCAGTTGAAAAGTGAGTCATATCACCAAATACGTTTGCTAAATCATTACTTACATCAAATATGTGTTTTAATTCTACACCAGCTTTTCTATATGAAACTTCAATTTCATGTGCTTGGTGGGCAAGATGCTCTGTTTGTTTGACAGTCATTCCAGAAGTCTTCCTATAATCTTCTGCCGCTTTATCCAATTCCTTAAAAGATTCAAGACCTGCTACTAAAGCCGCTCCTACTAATAACATGGCCAATGCTGGGCCATTGAACATTGCTTTTCCTAATTTTTTAGTAAAATCAATTGCACTTTTTAATGATTCAGGGGCCGCCTCATATAATTCTTTTTGTACTTCTTTTAATTCGTTTAATCTTTCTTCTTTATGATATAATGATTCTTCTATATCAAGATTGTCAAGTGCATCTTGATATTGTTTTTTTGTTAAAATACCCCTTTGCTCTAATAACTCATTTCTTTTTTTAGTAAATTTATTTTCAAAAATTGCATCCTCCTTAGCCTTTGCGGAAGCTTCTGCTTGCATTTTAGTTGCATCTGATTGGTCCGTTAGAATTGCTACTCTTTCTTGTGATTTCGCAAGTTCTGCTCCCGATAAATATGCTTGCCTTTCTTGCTCTTTTATAATCTCACGATTGATAGAACCAAATGCCCTAGCTCCAGTTGAACTACCCGTTAAATTATCTCTTACTTCTTTACTAAGTTTTGAAAAGCTTTTGGCCCAATCAAGTTCCTTTTTATGAATATCTTTTCTTAATTTTAAACTATTTTGGTAGGCTTCACTATTTTTTAATATTTCTTTTCCAGCTGCTATTTGGCTTTCGGTAGTTTTAAGCAATTCTTTATCTGCCCAAAGAGTACTTTTTTGTTGTTCAGCTCTGAGTTTGTATAATTTTTCAAGCTTCTTTTCTTCCTTTAATGCTTCCCTTATACCTGCACCTTTATCATCTTTTTTATCTGCCACTTATAGTAATTTTAATAAAGACCGTATTTTTTTAACATAGCTAATGTCTTTGCTGGTAATGTTCTTTTCATTCTTTCGCCAGCTTTATCATTTATATCCCCAATATCTTTATCTAATTTTTTTAAAATAGGGTCATTATCTATAATTTTTCTTATTTCATCTGGTGTTTGTTTTTTACCAAAAAAACTAAAAAATTCATTTAAATTTTTTCTTGATATTTTGTATTTCTTTGCCATATATCTATTTGTTTTAGTTATTATCTATAAATATCTTATAAACAAAAAAGTTAGGATTTAAGGGAAATTATCTCTTAATCCTAACTTTAGATGCTTTATTTGCTGTTTCTACTTGCTGATTTTCTTTTTTCTTAGCATCTACTAATTTATTATAGTAGAAATTTCTAAGATGGGTTGGCATTTTATACAAATCCATTACCGTAAACCCATTTCCGTAATTCACCATCTCAAATATTTGAGTGTGAATGTTTATACTATGATTTTTCGGAAGGCCAAAAAAACCCAACTCCCATCGTAATGGGAACTACCTCGGTTTCTCCATCTTCATGGATGTGGGTGAATACCATATCAACATCAGGAGATATGGATTTTATGTAATTTCTTAAAGCCTTACTATCTTTTGCTAACATACCATTGACAAATCTAGATATTGCTGATATATCATTATTGCCATCTACACTTTTAATCATGTGACGTAATCTAGTAGTAATTTCAAACGATGAATCTTTGTTTAATTTTTCCAAAGCATCAATATCTTTTTGAATTGCTAACTCATCACCATGTGTAAGTAATTTGAATGTTATTTTCTTACCATTTGAAGGTAATGTAAATTCAAATTCATTTTTGTTGTTAAAAATAGATGTATCTACTTCTTTTGTTTGTACTTTTGATAAATCAACAACAGCATCAATTTGCTCACCTGTTTTTGATGAATAAAAACTAATTGGGTAATCTGCTCCATATCCTAACAATCTAGTTGCTAAAACTATAGCGTTTTTGTCACCAATTATAATATCATTTGGATTTACATTATCAACAATAATAGATTCAAATAGTTTATCTAATACTATTCCTTTTCTAATTAAATTTGTTGATGCAAGTATATCTTCCTCTTTTGCTGTCATATACTTTATAGTAATTTGTCCAGATGAAAGAGGACTCTCTTTTGGATAAATCTTTCCTCCTGATGGTAAATCTAATACCTCCGTTGGAAAATCGTATGTTTTTTCTGTCATAACTTTACTTTGTTTTAAGTTTGTATATATAAATACATAGTTTTTGAAAAATTAGAAAGCATAAAAAAGGGGATTCTTTTGAAATCCCCTTATTTTTGTTATTTTTAGATTAGTATTCAAGAATAGCGTAATCGTAAGATAATGTTAATTCAATTGTTGCAGGTTCGTTAGAATCAAATGATACATCACCAAAGTTTGCTTGCTGAATGAATGCACCTTTTATCTTCCATTGCTCAATTTTATCACCAACTGGTCCTAACATATAGAAATCCAAATCTTTCTTATAAAAATCTGCGTATCCACGTCTACCAGTGATTGATTCATGTCCCAATCTAATCCACTCCATTACTGATTGTGCAGCTGATGGTACAATTGGGTCATAAAGAGTAATTGTAATATCTTGCCACTCACCTTTACCTTGCAACTTTCTTTTGATGTTGATATGGTCTAAAGTGATTGTTTCAAATTGGATTGATGGTCTTGCTGCTGCCTTAACCATATACCCCGGTACACCATCCCATTCTAAGATGTAGCGGTTTTTCATTTTTGGTTCGAAGTTCGTATAGAACATCTTATTAAACTCTAATATTTCTGCCATTTTATTCCGTTTATTTTATATTAATAAATATCTACTTTTTGTTTTTCTATATTATGCTGAGAAACTTGCTCCAGTTGGTAAGATGTTGAAATCTATTACGATAAATTCCGCCGTCTTTGCCGGTTGTAAGAAAATTTGTCCAGCTAATATGTTTCTATCAATTACATCAGGTGTGTTATTACTTTCATCCATTACAACTCTAAAAGAATAAAGACCTTGTCTTTGTTGTACAGCTTCTAAATAAGGATTAACCGTATTTAAGAATCTTGCTCTAGTTGAAGATGTATTTTGTTCAAACACTAAATAACGAGATGTAGATGCTACAAACTTCTTAAGAACGATAAGTAATCTTCTAACATTGATTCTATCTAAAGCTGATGCCTTATCTTGCAATGTCTTTTGTCCGAATGCTACAATACCTTGTCCAGGGAATGCTGCGATTGGGTTTACTTTGTTCTCATATAGAGTATCTCTTTCAGAGTGTGTAAGTCTATTTAATACACTTACTGCTCCTACGATACCACCTCTATTCAAACCAGCAGGTGCGAACCATTCTGCTGCTAATCTATCGTTAGCTGCGAAAACAGCGGGCATTAATACTGATGGTGGAACACTCATTAATTTGTTTGTGTTTGTATCTATTGTCTTAACCCAAGGATAATAAGTTGCTACATAGTTAGAATCAACCGAGTTTGCTTGCTCCGTTGCTTCAGTTATTGTATCAGCGTAATCGTTGAAATCAGCGATATAGAATGCATCTTGTCTACTTTCAACCATATCAATTGCTTTAGTTACAACCGATGGATGTAAACTTCTTATAATACCAGGTGTTACTACCATATTGATATCCCACTCATCAGGGTTAGATACTGCGTTGATTGCTTTATAATATGCTAAAGTACCAGTTGATGTTCCAGATGCGCAATTAAATCCTTGCGTATTTGCATTACCCCAATCAGTATCACCAGCCTTAGCTTTTACTACAGTTGGATTCATACCATCAAAACCTTCTTGGAATGCTAATACAAATTGTCTCTTAACCATATCTTCTGATTTAGAACCAGTCATTATATAAGTCAATTGAGAATCAAATGCGAAAGCCACGTTAGAACCAGTTTGAGCTCCATCAGGAATTGGTTTTAAATATTGTGCATTATCTATCTTAGCATCAATCCCTTCAAAATCAAATCCACTAAAGTATATTGGAGATGATGATGTGTTGCCAATTGAGTTAGTTTGATATACTACCGGAGGTACTAAAAGTGATTCTGCATTGGTTGTTGCCGTAATTGGGTTTGTATATGCTCCATGTTCGAATGGTGCTGCTGATATTGGGAATGAACCTGCTGCTGATACAACTACTCTTACATATTTTGATCTGTTTGAGTAATCGCCATTTTCAGTTATCTTACCATCTGAATCAATTGTATTCCATCTATCACCAATTCTTCTAGCTATATAGTTAGGAGATGCTGCATCTAAGTTTACATTATTAAATGTTTCTACTACAGTCTTTCTCTTATCAGTATCATCATATGAACGAACTGTTACAGTGAAAGTTGAATAATCAGTTGCTCCATCTTCTCCAGCTGCTTTTACATTAGAAATACCAATTTTGTATTTTGTATTATATGTATTACCATGTCCTAAAGTTACAAAGTTAAATAAATCATATCTAACACCACTTATATTTTGAGAAACAACCATTGGCGTTTGTGCTTCGGTTGTATCATATGAAAAATCCTGAGTTGGTAATACTACTCTAGTTATTACAATGTTATTTCCAGCAGAACCAGTATAGTATCCAGCCATATTTTCAAAATACGAATATGCATATGCTGATTTAGCTCCGAATGGAGATTCACCAAATACATCTGCTAAATCATTAGTAGCTGATGTTAAAATTGATGCTGATATGTTTACTCCAGCAGTTAATGTATTGATTACAAAAGAACCATCAATAGAATCATCACTAACAACAGTTGCTCCAGTAAAACCAACTGCCTCATCTCCTGCTTTAGTTGAGTGTAATACTCCAATTAATTTAGTACCCAATTTAGGTGTTGCGGATGAACCAGAAGCAAATATTGCTAAAGGTGCTACTTGTTGGTATCCACCAACACCACCTACTCTTACCACAGTTACTTGTCCTGCTTCTCTTAAATAGTTTTGTACTGCGTACTCACTATAATAAGTTCCATCAGGAGTA